GTAAGAAATGGTATCTGTGCTCCCGAAGGCCATCAACTGTTTGAAGCTGACTATGGTTCACTTGAAGTAAGGATAGCCGCGTGTTATACAAAAGATCCGAAGCTCATCGGATACATTCTTGATCCTACGACAGACATGCACAGAGATTCCGCCTTAGATATTTTTGACATGAAGCTGAAAGAATTCAACTCCCTTGATAAGAAGCTTGGGAAGATGATAAGATTTCATGCAAAGAATGGCTTTGTTTTTGCCAACTTCTACGGCTCTTCTTTCAAATCTTGTGCTAGAACCTTATGGAAGGTAGCTCCTGATCTTGCAGTAGATAAAGATATGAGTATGATGGATCATCTGAATTACAAAGGATACCGTACGTATGAAGACTATGAAGAACACATAAAGGCGGTAGTCAATAAGTTCTGGAAAAAGTTTTGTGTGTTCAAGAAATGGCAACAAGAGAACATGGATTTTTACAAAAAGAATCTTTTCATAGAAAACTACTTAGGTTTTCGTAGACACGGCCCTCTCACAAGAAATGAAATAGGCAACACAGCTATTCAGGGTACAGCTTTTATGTGCCTTCTGTGGTCGCTTGATAGGGTTGTTGATATACAGATAGAAGAGCAGTGGGAATCAAGAGTGCGTGGCCAGATTCATGACTCCATCGTAGGAAGCACTGTTCCTGATGAAAGAGAGCATGTTCTCCACACTATCAAAAACGTGATGGAAGTACAGCTTGCAGAACATTTTCCTTGGATAAATGTTCCTATGATTGCTGAATTTGAAATAAGCCCAGTCAATGGAACTTGGGACGAACTTGAGGAGGTTCACTTATGACTTATTTTTGGTGGATTCTAGGCATTTACTGGGTTCTTTGTTCTGCTGTGATTCTCATTACAGATATTCGTGATCTGGGTCTGGAAGAAGAAGGGTTTTTTGATAACCTGATTTACTACGGGCTCCTTACACCGCTAATCATTCTTGGGGAGCTTGCGGTAGATATCATACATTTTTTTAAAAGGAGGCTGCAATGACTCCCTGCCGCTGGGTAATTCTTTTTATGGGCATTTGTATTGTCGCCGTAATCTGTGCAAAGAGGTAAGTCATGATTTTTACAATGGAAAGCTTTAGACGACCTCCCTATGCACATGGTGTAACTACCATGGAGGATTTCTTTGAAGACCAACATAACAGGCGTAGATTCCTCAGAAAGTATAGTCCTAAATTGTTCAGAAGACTGAAGAAATGTAAAGCTCCTGGTTGCAACAACTATCATGATAACAAGAATTCCTTTTGTGATGATTTTTGTAAGGAAGCTTATCAGAAAAGACACACCTACGCTGATATGATAGAGTATGATAGTGGTTGCTGTGCAGAGTGTGTCGATAGCCGCCCACATACTTCAAGATTCCTCTGCTATAAGCTGAAATGCGTGAACGAGGACTGTAACTCAACTCTCTACGATCTTAAATGGGTAGAACCAGATAGTTGGTGCTTTAATTTCCAACCCAAACACAGAGGATGAAATGAGTAGAAGCCTTTACAATACCTACCGGCCCCAGACTTTTGATGAAGTTATCGGTAATGAATCCACAGTAAACAGTCTTCAGAAAATGTTTGAGAGGGAAGAAGGTATTCCCAACGCCATTCTTTTGCACGGCCCCAGTGGTACAGGCAAGACCACTATTGCCAGAATCATCAAGAATGTTCTGAACATTGCGGATCAGGACTATAAAGAGCTTGACCTTGCTTCTACTCGTGGTATTGATAATATTCGTGATCTGCGCGAGAAGTGCAAATACAAGCCTTTACGCTCAAAGTATCGTATGTATTTGATGGATGAAGTCCATCAAGTAACTGGTCAGGCACAGGAAGCAATGTTGAAATGGCTTGAAGACTGCCCGAAGCATGTGATCATCGTTCTGGCCACTACAGACCCCCAGAAGCTCATAAAAACGATACTCACCCGTTGTAACAAGTTTCAGATGAACTTACTCAGCCGTGAAGAAATGCGCGTTCTCGTTGAATGGGTTCTTGATAACGAAGAAATAACACTACCTAAGAAAGTAGTGTCTGAAATCATCAAGAAGTCTGAGGGCAGTCCTCGTAACGCGCTGACTCTTCTAGATAACGTCATCGAAATGGAAGACGAAGACGCCGCCATGGAGATTCTTGAAGGTGGCACCGGTGAAGGATCGAAAGAAACGATTGATCTTTGTAGGCTTCTTATGGATGGCAGAGCTACATGGAAGCAGTACCAGTCTCTTCTTGGCGCGATAAAGGAGGAGCCTGAATCCGTTCGTTATTCTGTTCTCGGCTTTTTCAATTCGGTTATCTTGAGAGAAAAAGACGAAAAGAAGATCAAGAGGGCCGTGGCTGTTTTGGAATGCTTTTCCGACAACTACTACGATACAAAGAAATCCGGCTTGATTTATAGCTGTTTTTCCGCTTATCACGGTATAGACGCATGAACATTTATTTCGATCTGTTATTTGGTCTTTGTATGTATGTCTTTCTATTCTCCATAGCTTTGGATGCAGTAGATAATGATGATCTTACAAAGGTCTTTAATACCTTCGATAATGTTACTAATTTGTTAAGGATTCTTTTGTGGCCGATTGTGTTTATATTTTTCTTTTATAAAAGGAGGCAGAATGGCACAGATAGATAAATTTGCTTTGGATGATGAGTGTATTAATCAGACTCATCTTATTGATGAGGCTGTGGAAGAATGTATTCAAGCCGTCGAAGAATACAACCTTCTTGATCTTGAACTGAAACAAAGAAAATCAGAACTTGATCAGGAAATCAGAGAAGACCCCGAGGCTTTCGGTATCAGTAAGATCACTGAGGGTTCTGTGTCTGCTGCAATCACAAGAGAGACAGCCGCGCTCTCTAAGGATCTAATCAAGGCTGAAAGTAGAAAGTATGCTGCTATTCTGCGAAAAGAAAAAGTAATTGCCAGAGGTGCTGAACTCAAAAATTTGATCAACCTTTACTTGAATGACTACTTCGTAAAGGGGCAGGCTTCAAGAATGGAAGAATCAGCCAGTGAAGTGTCTACAAAAAAGCTCATAACCGCAAAATCATCAGAATTAACTGATAGAATAAGTCGAGCAAAGAAGGCCAAACAAAAGTAGGTCTTATGGACACTGTAATACTGGTATTAAAGTTTTTGGGAGTAGCACTAGCATTTGCATTCGGCGTGTACTATATAAGCCTTTTTGCTGGTGCGGGATTTGCCGCAGGAGTTTTAAAATCGTTAAGGAGAAACAAGCATGGCGAAGGAAAAGAGCAGAAGAGCGATGTTCAAAAAGGGTCTTGAGCAGGCCGCAAAAAGATCCTATGAAACTCGTGATTCTTTTGGCGAATCTTCGGACTACTTCAAGAAAGGTGTCAAGATTCAGAAGTGGACGCCTAAAGACGGCGACCATCTTATCAACATCATCCCGTATATTGCGGGCGAGAATTGCCCGAACCAGACGGAAGGCCATGCCACGCACGTCCTCGATATCTGGGTCCATCAGCGTGTGGGTCCCAGCAGCACAAGTCATATCTGTTTGGCCAAGAACTTCAAGAAACCGTGCCCTCTTTGCGATCTTCAGCGGGAAATGAGAAAGGATGGCGGCTTTTCCGAAGATGATATCAAAGCTCTTCAGCCGAAGCGCAGAACACTTTATAACGTGGTTGTTCTCGACACCGTTACGGAAGAGAACAAAGGCATTCAGATTTGGGAAGTATCTTTCCACTTCATGGAAAAGCACCTGGCACAGCTTGCCAAGAACCCCAAGACTGGCGGTTTCATTCCCTTCCAGGATCCTGACACTGGCAAGTCCATCAGCTGGACCATCGAGGGTAAGGGTGGCTACAACAAGGAATACGTCGGTCATCGTTTCGTTGATCGTGACTCCGAAGTGACCGATGAGCAGTTGGAAGAAGCTCATACCCTCGATGAAATCGTCCATATTCCCGACTTCAAAGAACTTCAGAAGGTAGCAGAAGCCGTGAGCGGTTCTGTTACCAACGGAGAAGAAGAGGAAGAGGAAGAACAGGAAGAGCCGGAAGAAAAGAAACGTCCCGGCAAGAAAACTCGCAAGCCCGAACCTGAGCCCGAAGAAGAGGAAGAAGATTTGGGCGAAGAGGAAGAGGAAGAGCCTTGGGAAGAAGAGGAAGAAGAGGAAAAACCCAAGAAGGTGAAAAAGCCTCTGCCCCGCAAGAAAAAGCCCGAACCGGAACCTGAAGAAGAGGAAGAAGAGGATCCGGAAGAAGAGGAAGAAGAGGAAGAAGAACCGGAGCCTCCCAAGAAAGTGAAAAAACCTCTTCCCAAGAAACGTAAGCCGGAGCCTGAGCCGGAGGAAGACGAAGAAGAGGAAGAGGATGAAGAGGAGGAGGAAGAGAAGCCTGCTCCCAAGAAACCGATCAAGAAACCTGGCCGCCTGCGCCGATAACTCTCAAAGGGGCCGAAAGGCCCCTTTCTTAATAGGAGAATCTATGCCGAAGATAGACAGGCATCTTGTAAGTGAAGAATTCCGCAAAAACGTGTTCAAGCAACTTGAGATCGTATCCAAAGACAGGCACGATAACAGCTATGGTCCTGCGGAAGAATCTTTCAATCGTATTGCCATCATGTGGGAATCTTACTGGAAATGTAAGGGTCTCGACGTTCCGCATACCCCCGCCGATGTTGGTATGCTTATGGTGCTTTTTAAAATGACCAGGGAGATGTATAAGCATGATTTTGAAAACATTCTCGATGGTGACAACTATTTTTCCTTTGCTGGTGGCTTCAATGCTGCTGATGCTTTGGAGAAAAGAATGGCAAAAGAAGAAATATTCGATTGTGAAGATTTCCATGAAGAAACATTCGAAGAATTGGGGGCAAAATAATGGCAAAA